CTGTTACCAGTTTGATCTAAGTAAAAGTAACCACCTGCATATCCAGATCCAGTAAAGTTTAATGTATTACTATCACCGTCTACGTCTACATAGCTTGTTCCACCATCATAATTTATATCAAAATCCAAAGTATTGCCGTCACCTTGTATTATCCAATCTAAATCAAGAGTTGCTGCTAAAGCACTTGTACCGTGGTCTAAAGTAAAGGTATTAGTGCTACCTGTAACATCAACATTATAGTTTGAACTGTCAATACCGTAAGTATTTGTTGGATCACCTTGTATAGTAAAGGTATTACTATCACCATCAAATTCAAAGAATCCTGTTATGGTATCACCTAATATATCACCTAAAAATTTATTAGAGTCACCTATCTGGTTTATATCTAGTGTCATAGTAACACCGTCTAAATCTAACGCAGTTAGCGTACCTGCAACAGAATTAAGACCACCAATAATGTTACCTGAACCTAGTTGTTCAAGATCTATATTAGCAGTAGCACCACTTTGATCTACATATATCTCGTTATCAGCCGCGTATGTTGTCAACGCAGTCAGCGTCACAATCAGGCTTATCAATTTTAATTGATTCATTTTTTTTCTCCCAGAAACCTTTATCATAACCTATTTTAACTATTTGCAAAACTGCCTCCTCTATAGCCCTTTGTAGTGCTAATGTAGTAGGTTCATTTTCTGCATCACCCATTTCTATTTCTACTAGCTCTGTACCAGCTTCAATAAATCTAAAAACATCTTGTGATTGACCATAGCTAAAAACTTGTTTACTTACCAAAACATCAATTAAAACCTCACCAGTAGCTATAGATACCATCCTTAAAGCTACGGTTATATTATCAATTCTGTATTGTTTACTGCTACTTATACCCAAATATCTAGCACCTATACCACCGCTTTTGATATTAGAGTCATAACCTAATACTGCTCCTTCCATAAGAACACCAGCAAATAGCAAAGGCATTATAGGTTTTGGACCGTCTATACTTTCATTTTGTTCCCTTGCAGAACGTATAAGCTGTCTTTCTTTTGTGAGATTATCAAGTCCAACTCTTTCAGCTACTCTGAAAAACTTACCATTTGCTGTATGTTTTAAACTTCTTATTAATAAATGCCCTGGTGCTTGTGTTAAGGCGGTAGAGAATAAAGCAAATTCACTATTGCTTTTTCGTTGACCTGTTTGATCTGTAAAACTGTTTGGATAAACAGCTACAACGATTGGTATTTTTGGCTCAGCTACTTCTAATAGATCTTTTGATTGTATTTGTAAAATATTTGGTAAAGATTTACCTTGTCTTAAGTTTTCGTCAATCGGATTAATACTACAACTAGAAGCTAAAATCACCAATAGGCAGCTGTATTTCAGTGACATTCCCGTTTTCATCCGTAATAATCAGAGTGATAACGCCATCTTCAATACTATATTGAATAGTGTTTCCCTCAAGTGTTAAAGTTCCTTCTGTGCTTGGTGTCTCCCCAAATAAATTTTCTACAAGCTGTCTTGATAGTTGTGCGTATATTCTTGATTCTAAATTTCTTATAAACCTTGCTAGTGTTGTGTTTTCTTTATCTCTCTCTAGCTGTTCTTGAATAGCTTTTATTTCTTCTTTAATACTCATTTTTCTATTAAACTCTTGGTTCTCAATAGTTAAATAATGAGAAGAGGTATTGATGCCACTAAAAGATGGGTTTTTAAATTTATGAGTTATAGTATCTGCTTTAATATTCGTAACAATAATTCCAAAGAACAATACAAAACCTATGAAAACTATACTTATTGTAAGTCTATATTTTTCTAATTCTTCTTTATCAATCTTTTCTTTGGTCATCTCTATCTGCTTTAGCTATTTTATTGCTATCTATTAACTGTGGAACACCCAATATTGTTTTTATTAGAGTATCTTGTCTAATAATTTCGTTATCTAAACTACGAACTCTATCTATTAATGCTACCAAAATACCATGTTGTGAATCAAGTTTGGTGCCTAATCGCTCTTCAATAGCTGCAATTTGACCCTCTACTTTTTCGTCAACGGTATCTAGTTTAGTTTCCATACCGTCAACAATACGCATAATTAATTTATAGATAAACCACCCTAGGCCTAAGGCAGCTGCTATAGGAAACCCAACTTCTTGTATAAGCGTGACTACTGACTCCATTAGTAATCACCCCAAACTTTTGTTTTTTTGCCTCCGTTGTACTCAACTGCATGACCTTCTTTTATTAAGACTTGGCATATATCTCTACCATCTTCAGTATATGGTATGCCTAGAATACGACCATACTTACCCTTGCCTAATGACTTAACTTTTATATCGCCAATACAAAGTTCTTGTAACCTTGATTTAGCAGCAAGACCGAGTTTTTTTTCTGCAAGATCCCTTGTTCTACTCTCTGGTGTATCTATTCCTGCCAATCTAACACGTTGTTTATGAAGCTTTACGTCAAATCCAAGATCAAGACAACAATCAAATGTGTCTCCATCAACAATACGTTCTAGGGTTGCGTTGTAAACAAACGCATCAGGTGATTTAGCCATTACTTTTTAGATGTTTTCTTTACTCTTTTTGTAGTCCAAGCCTCGTTTACATCTGGTGTTGATTTATCGTCAGCTACGTAATGACCTTTTTTGTTACGTGTTCTAACTTTTACTTCTTCTGTATTAGTTAAATTACCCCACAGTCTTTTGAAGAAACTCATATTACTCTCCTTTATCTTTAGCTTTTAAAACATTTAATGCACACCAATCTATTACTTTGTACAAGTAACTAAACCAATGATCATCTTTTGGTGTTGGTGTAATTGCCGCCACAACAGAAGCTATAGATATTATTGCTGTAACCCATGCTAATACGTTAAATATATTCATATTTTTCTCCCTAATTTTTTATAGTTTTGGTCTCTGTTTCTAAAACTTCATCTGCTTGTTCTTTTGCAGAATCAATAAATGCTTTTTCAAAAACGCTTTTACTGGCTTGAACTTGATCTAATTGAAATTTTATTCGTGCTTCTTGATTGGTTAAATCTAGTAATTGTGAATGTAAATATTGTTGTTGTGGTGTTAAATCAGACACTTTCATTTCTTTATCATCTAACATCACCACTGATTCTTGGTTTTGTTTAGTCATTTTCTCTCCTTATGAACTTAATGTTTTAGTTACACTAGATGGATTAATTTTTTCAGCTATATCTTCTGATAATGCTGTTTTCATTTCAGTAACTTTATCACTACCCAATGCAGCCTCAACCCAGGCTTGTACATCACTATTACTTAAATTTGACCAGTTTTTAAAATTAGATAAATCAGATGTATCTAGTGGTTGCGCACCATAGTAAGACTGTGACCAATAATAACCATCTTCATCTTTATTAGTATCGTCTGTAGCTGTTAATTTCCAATGCACTGTA